ATGACCGATGAAGAACTAAGAAAATTTTGTTTAGAGCAAGCTGTTTTAATTTCAATCAATAAGAAACCGCTAAACGAATTTGGACGTATATCTGAATCAATTTCATTATTTGATTTGTCTAATATGATTTTTCAATACATCAAATCGGGCGCAAAACCGATAGCGAAAATTAGCTTCCCTATTGGGGATATCGACTAATTTATTTCTTTAAATCAAGTGAATAAACAACTGGAATGGAGAACTTAACCGTATTTTGGCTCTCTGTTCCTGTTTTGTTTGATATTCCTGCATCTATAACTTTTATTGCTACTCCCGCTTTCCCATCTGTGCGATTCATTTCTGAAACAGTTAGATTGAATTCGATCTCATGAATCAAACTTCCCGATTTACATGTGTCGGGATCTTCATAGATCATTCTATTTACTCCATCTCCTGCGAATCTTGCACGGTGTGGATCAACTACTGCGGTCTCTTTTAGCTCTTCATTAAGTTCGTTAACGGCTGATATAATTCCGGTAATCGTTGCTTTTACAAAGTCTTTTAATTCCATGATACCTTTTAGAATTAGTATTTTTATATCTGAATCGGGTTTGAACTTACCCACATATAAAGAAGTGTGCCCACAACCACAACTAATGCGATTATTAATATAAGTTCTGTTTTTGAAGTTCCTTCCATATTATTTAATAGTTTAATTACGTTACACAAAAAATTATCTCTGAAACTTTTCCTTATTGATAGTTTTTCTCTATCACAATCATATTTATGTTGATTTATTCAATTCTTACGGCCGTTCCTTGTACTTCGTATCTGATGGTATTACTCTTTTATAAAATTTTAGCTCAATGTCGTTACGAGATTTTATTCATTCGGATACAGTACTTTTTCAATTGATACCATCAGTTTCATTGATAAGTTCACCCGTTAATTTATTAAGTTTAAAAGACTCCGTTTCTTTATCTCCATTTCTATATACGATATCGAAAATAAAGCTTATCATATCGCCGTTAATGTTTATTGACTTATTTTTTACTACAAATTCCTCAGAATACATTTTGTGCTGGTACTCCCATATGTAATTTCCGTTAGTAATATTAACCAAAGATACCGAGGGGTATGATATATTTAGGCCACTAATATTATCAATTGGGATTAGTTTGTTGAGAAAATTGTATTCTAATGGTATTTTTTTTATCTCATCACAATTATTATCAAGTAAAAAGTGGTTATTATATCCTAATGTGATAAAATATTCATTATTCCAATCCTTAAAACTTATCACAGAATTATCATATCTATTATAATATATCCTTTTTTCTTTACCGCGAAGTGTAGAAATTATCTCACTTGGCCCACCATAATTAACCAATAAGATAATTCCGTCATCTTTCATTATGAAGTCACCCAAACCAATAAATTCTATGTTCCGCTCTTCAACTTCGCCAAACTCTAAATAATATTTTTGATTGAATCCCCGAATCATTGGTGCTGTATATTCGAATATCTGTTCTTTTCTATCATTATATGCAGCGAACCACATATCACCATTAAGAAACCCTGCCAATAATGCGTTTTTATTGGGATTCTCATCATTCTTCCATGTTACTGTTACTTTGGTCACCCCCTTGGGTAAATTAAACTCTTTTAAATACTCGTCTTGATTGTCATCTTCCTTGCCACATGCTTGCAGACATAATATAGTGAAGATTAATGTAATTGACAGTGTTAATATCCGCTTCATATTTTCTATTTTTTATTAAACCATTGTATTTTTTCTAATACTCAACTTAACGAGAGCCATTGCGCGAATGCAATTCAAAGGAATATCTTTTGGGTCATGGTGACTATTGTAACTAACTAACTTTATATATCCTTCCTTGTCTGAGCGATTTACATATTTAACTGCTAAATATTCATCTCCTTCCAAATCAAACGAAACGAGATACATCTCTCCGAAAATTACATTATTAAAATCATATAGTTCTTTATATACAACGATATCACCTGATTTTAATAGTGGATACATACTATCTCCTGTTACATATACAGCTCCATCACACTTCGGCATATCTGGAATACTGATTTTACCTAAAATATTTTGCTGTTTATTGTCAAAAAGCATCCGTAAATTTGCTGCAGCACTAACATCATATAAATAAACGTCCTGTTCAGTTAGTTTCTTTTCAATGGCTTTCGGTTCATTTATAATTTGAATATGTGTATCAGATTTAATCATTTCACCTTCATCTCTGAACAGCCAATCTATCGACATATCACCGTATATTCTACTAATCTTCATTGCAACATCAGCTGAAATACTTTTAGTCTTACCCCAATATCCTTTAGATAGTCCAGCATCAGCTTCTAACCTATAGGCACTAATTCCTTTATAATCAAGATATTGCTGTATTTTATCTTTTACAACCATACTATATTCTACTAATAAAAGTTAATAAATAGAGTATATTCTATTATTAATTTTGATAATAGAATATACTCACCTATCTTTGTCGCATCAAAGTTAATCAATCAATCAAGAAATAACAAATTAAATAGATAGAATTATGAAAGCAATCATTGACTACAAAAAAGTAAATAGCGAATTAACCGGTGCAATCATGGTAAATGAATACAATGGTAATCTTAGCTACATCGCAGTAACAGCATCTTCAAGTAAAACATTTAAATCGATGAAGGATGCTGAAAAATACATGGCCAAATTCAATTACGCAAAACAGTAAAAATAAATAATAAGTAAAACAATGGAAACATCAACACCAATTAAGCCAACTCTTCTTGAAATGGAGATCGGAGCAAAAGTAGCCTTCCCTAAAGATCGAAGAAAGTCAGTAAGAACTACGGCCTCAGACATTAAAACGGATGAAGGCAAAGTATTTACGACTTGGATTGAAGACGATAAACTATTTGTGAAACGCAATAAATAAAATAGTCATGGTAAGAAAAATAACAGGAAAAGTAGAACCGGTTGCCAAGAAATGGCTCAGCAAAACCGAAGCAATGGCATACCTTGGAGTATCAGAGGATTATTTAATGACACTTAGAAATGCGGCCGAAATATCATTTTCACAACGAGAGAGAATGATATGGTATGACTTAGCGAGTATAGAGCGTTTTTTAACAAGAAACAAAGTAGTATAATGTTAACTCCTAAACAGTCCCCTTTCGCCCTAATCGGCATGTTTCTCGCCTGTTTGCTTGCAGAAGGCGAACCGGAACCGGGTAAATTAATCATCGCACTTCTGGCCGTAATTGTAACGGTACTGTATGTGATAGTATGTAACGAAGTAAATCAACGCAGAAATGAAAAGAGAAAATCTGAATTGTATCGGTAATTGCCGCCTCTGTTCCGTTCTGGGCGAATGCCCGGCCGATCATGTTCATTGCGAAGATTGCGGAACCGAAATAGAAACGGGCGAAGGTATTGAAGTCGAAGTTGAAGCGGTGCAGAACGGCCGACACGGTACGAAAATGATAACGGTATGTCCGGGCTGCTTCGCGGAGTACTATCAGGGAGATGAAACGATAGAGTTTGATTAAAAACGAGTGAAAAAGGATGAAAACTATAGAATTATTTAATGACCATTTCCAAAATTATAAAGTATACGGGATTCCCAAAGCGCAATTAATTATTGCAGATGTGCCCTACAATCTTGGAAACAACGCTTACGCCTCCAATCCTTCTTGGTATGTCGATGGCGATAACAAGAATGGCGAAAGCGATCTGGCTGGCAAAGAGTTCTTTGATACAGATAAAGACTTTAGACCCGCAGAGTTTATGCACTTCTGTAGCCAAATGTTGATGAAAGAACCGAAGGAGAAGAGCAAGGCTCCCTGTATGATTATCTTCTGTGAATTTGAAGATCAGTTCAGATACATTGAACTCGGGAAACGTTACGGGCTGAATAATTACATAAACCTTGTGTTTAGAAAAGACTTCTCCGCACAAGTCTTAAAGGCAAACATGAAGATTGTCGGCAACTGTGAGTATGGTTTGCTTTTATATAGAGACAAACTCCCTAAGTTCAACAATGACGGACGAATGATATTCAACTGCTTCGACTGGGTGCGGGACGGTGAGACTCCCAAGGTGCACCCAACGCAAAAGCCGGTACCGCTACTTCGTAGATTGATAGAAATATTCACCGACAAGGGTGATGTAGTCATAGATCCGTGTGCCGGTAGTGGCTCTACTTTGTTAGCCTCTGCCCAATTAGGACGTAAAGCATACGGATTTGAAATAAAGAAAGATTTCTTTAGAGAGGCTAATAAGTTGGTTTTATCCCGAGTCCAACAATCGTTATTTTAACCTTCAACTCCATAAAAATAAATCAATTATGACACACTGGAAAACCCAATTTAATTACCCATATCTGGGCGCTCACAGCCTTCCGGAAGGCAAAGATTTAATCCTTACTATCCGAGAAATGAAGCGCGAAGAAGTGACCGGGGAAAACGGTAAGAAAGATATGTGCTTAATCGCATATTTTCACGAGAATGTCAAACCGATGGTAGTTAACAAAACCAACTGTAAAACATTGGAGAAACTGTTTAAAACGCCAGATATTGAGCAATGGATCAATAAGGCTATGCAAGTCGGCTCCGCTCGTGTAAATGTAAAAGGAGAAATGGTAGATGCACTTCGTATCAGACCATTTGCGCCAAAGCTGGGTGATGATAGATCAACCGTTGAAACCGGCTCTGCAATCTGGAACAACATTATAGACGGTTTAAAAGGCGGCTATACAGTAAATCAGGTTATCGCTAAGTACAAACTAACCAAAGAACAAATAAAAGAATTACAGAAACATGAAATCCATTAGAATAAAACGGGCAACAACTTGTGGTGTCAGGGTTTGCGAAGGTGAATTATTTGAGGCGCATGGCTTTCAGTTCTGTATAACAAATAGTTTTGATCCGGTTATCTATTATGCCATCGAAGTAACCTCCGGTATGTCTGCATGTAAGCGGTTTACATTTTATTTTGAGAATGAATACGCTTGCATTAAAGCTGTAAAGCAATGGATTGTACAGAATGGAGCACTTTTCGATAATAATTTGCTTGATCGTAGTAAAAAGGCACTGATAAAATACAATATTAAATTTCCTCTAAATAATAAAATATGAAATCCGCTGAACAAAAAGAATTTGAATGGAAAGAAAAACGGCGTGGTCTGATTACAGCCTCCGTTCTTCCTGATCTGATGAAAGCCGGCAAAGGTACGCCATTTGGCAAAGCCGCTTTAGATGTGATGTTTGCTGTTCGCTATGAACGCCGAACCGGAGTAACCCGCGAAAACGGAACTGCAAAAGCCTTCGATTGGGGGCACGAAAATGAACCGCTCGCCGTGGAATGGCTACGTACGCAGCTATTAAATGAAATCAAGTCCTGTACTACCGATTTTGAGGACATCGTATTTAACGAGCCGTTTGAAGGCTTTGGCGATTCGCCGGATGCCTATGTATATGGCTTTGATGGAAAAGTATCGGCACTGGTTGAGATTAAGTGCCCGATGTCACAAGGAAAGATCGAGTCACTACAACTGCTACAGGAAATTAACGACAAAGATGAATACTATTGGCAGTTTCTCGGGCATTTCCTCGGTCGCCCGGATGTAGATACCCTGTATTATGTCATCTATGATGGCTATGTAAATGACGGGCGACTACTTGAAATGCACCGGAGTGATCACACTGAAAACATACAGAAGTTGTATGACCGGGTACGACTGGCAAATGAAATGATAGACGAATCATTACGGAGTGGCCGGGATTTTCCGGAATGTATCGACAAGGCTAAGGAAGTTTTAGCGATAAAGGCTGAAATTGAAACATTAAAACCGAAAGCAAAAGGCAATGTCCCGGTACAAAATCAAATAACAAGGCTAAAAAAGCAATTAAAGAAATTGAAATTAGCAAGTACTGTCACAACACATTAACATAACATTTTAAAATATACAATTATGATGCACACTTGGTTTTTATGCAAAATCCGTTACGAGAAAATAGACTCAGACGGAGTTAACAAAAAAGTTACTGAACCCTATTTGGTCGATGCACTCAGCTTCACCGAAGCGGAAGCACGTATTATCGAAGAAACGACACCGTTTATCACTGGCGAATTTACCGTTACCGATATAAAACGTGCCAATTATAGCGAACTCTTTCCATCTGATGAAGAAGCGGCCGATAAATGGTATGCCGGACGACTTGCTTTCGTTGTGCTGGATGAAAAGACCGCAAAGGAGAAACGAACCTATACGAATGTACTTGTACAGGCCGCCGATCTCCGCGATGCTATGAAGAAAGTAGATGAAGGTATGAAAAATACCATGGCGGAATATCAATCTATTGCATTGAAAGAAACTGCAATTATGGATGTCTACCCATATCGTTCAAAAGATAAGTAACAACAAACCGGGTGAAAGTCCCGGTTAACGGAGCGTAGCTTAAAGGATAGAGCAGCGACGCGCGCAGTAAAGACAGCAGTATAGGCGGTTCGATTCCGCCTCGCTCCACTACTAACAAATATTATCAAGATGGCAAAATACAACAATACCAAGTACAAAGGATACGACTCTATTCGCGAGTATAGACGGGCGCAAGAACTGAAACTGCTCGAGAAAAAGGGGATTATCTCTGATCTGCAGGAACAGTGTAAATACGAGCTTATTCCGGCGCAATACGAGTATTATGAAGTGAAGGGAGTCCGGAAGATGCTGCAGAAAAGAAAGCTATTGGAGAAGTCCCTGTCCTACTATGCCGACTTCGTTTATTATCGTGATGGCGAATTAGTGGTGGAAGATGCGAAAGGGATGAAAACGAAAGAGTATATAATCAAAAGAAAACTGATGCTTAGCATACATGGTATCAGAATAAAGGAGGTTTAATCATGGCAAAGAAAATCATTCAATCACAAAGTAAACCGGACTGCCGGAGGTGTAAGTATGGAGGTGAAGAAAAGAATTATATGTGTTACTGCTCCGCTCTGAGTGTCTTTAGATCGGTAGGCGTAAGGCCGTGCAGTTATTATGTTTCTCGATAATATGGATGGATATACGTTAATGGAACAAATGCGAAGAGCACGCAGACGCAACAGGCTTACCGCTACCGAACAAGCACTATTTTATGAATTAGTTGCAGTTTGTAATAGCGAGGGTTGGGAGGACGTTTTCAGTTGCTCAAACATTGAACTATGCTGTTCCCTCAATATCGACGAGAAAACTTTAGTTCGGGCACGGTTATCTCTAATTAATGCAGGACTGGTTTATTATAAATCGGGTAAAAGCAGAAGAGTAGTCGGTTTATATTCTTTCTCTAAAAAGTTCAAAGATGAATCGTCAAAGAAAAAGCCGACTACCGGAAAAAATACGGTAGATGTGCCAACCGAAAAGAAAGGAGATACGCCAGCCGATGCGCCAACCAATATGGGAGCCAATCAGCCAGCCGATGCGCCAGACTATATTAAAACTAAAACAGAAACTAAACTAAAAGAACTCTCTCTATCTCTCGACGAGCTTTCTTTTATCTCTTTTGAGTTTTTAGATGTCTTTCTGTTGTGGCTGGAATACAAAAAAGAACGAAGAGAAAAATATAAATCTGATCGGTCTGTTAAGGCATGCTATGACAAATTAGTCAGACTAAGCGGAAATGATGCGAATGTAGCAAATGAAATCGTTAATCAGTCTATCGCCAACAACTGGGCAGGGCTTTTTGAACTTAAAAATAATTGTAGAAATGGAAACAAGGAGCAAACAAATGATGTCGATCAAACAACTATTATCATTCGGAAGGCCGACATCTGACCCTGTGCCCGCAAAGGATCGGGCAGAATGGTTTAAAGAGTGTTGCCGTTTTGTATGCAGCAATTTTCAAATAGACAAATCAAACCGAAATGTGATGAATCAAATATTTCTGTACATGGAAAAGGACAGGTCGAAACTGGACCCGGAAAAAGGTATTTTGCTTTGTGGCCCGATCGGAACCGGAAAATCTACCATTATGCAGATAATGAACCGATACAGATACTTTGTAAGCGGACAGGATAAAGGCGGTTATCCGATGGGAGGTTTCCGTATTGATTCTGCTTCATTCATTGCAAATAGCTTTTCTATGCGAGGCAAGGATGCACTGGAATTGTACACGTACAACAATGGCAGTCCGCGCATGATGTGCTTCGATGAATTAGGGCGTGAACCCATTCCGGCAAAATACTTCGGTACAGAGTTGAATGTAATGCAATATATCTTTCAGTGCCGATACGAGCTCAGGAAAGAAGCCTTAACGCATGCAACAACAAATCTATCAATAAAAGATTTGCAACTTAAATACGGCGCTTATATCGCTGATAGAATTAATGAAATGTTTAATGTGATCGAATTAGGAGGCAGCAGCAGACGATGACACCGATAAAAAGAAATAAGAATCCAGCAGGTGACTTTAAAAAGTCAGTAGTTCGCATAGACCTCGATGACTGGAAGCGGCTCGACGCTATCAGAGCTAAATACAAATTCAAAAGTATCTACGAAATTATGCAATATCTGGTAGGTGCATTTCTGAGAGTCGCCGATCCGGAACACGAAGAAAATGACGATCCCATACCGGACGAAATTACGGAAATGTTCAGCGACTTTGCGCAGGCTGAGAGGCAGTTCAACTACTCAAAGCCGAAACGGGCATTGCCGCAACACGTGAAAGACGAGAAGAACGGACAACTACGATTTAAATTTTAAATAATGATTAAGAAACCAATCAACGCAAATTATTTGCAAGACGTTCCGGAACATCATAAGCCCGTGAACGAACAGAACCGGAGGTATATCGACCGATTCGTTACAGAGAATTACGAACGCTTAAACAGCAAGTTTAAAACAGACGAAAAGATCAATTCAAGCGGATTCGGGGCACTCGACAAGCTGAACGAGACACTTCTAAGGCTTTATACTGATCCAGATTTATGCTTTACAAACTGGCCGGATGCAGAACGGTATATGTCGAGCAAGTTCACTGAAAAAGAACTACGCATCCCGGTTCGGAAACCAAAGAGAGGGGATGAAGTGGAGAATTAATTTAAAACAGTAAGAAAGGAATCAAATATGAAAGTAGGAGAATATTCATATTCTATACATGGACGAAATTACAGAATATGCGTCTGTGATTATTCAGATGGGAAAATACAAACATCAAGTCCCGTTCGTAACGAACCGCTTTACATCGACCGAGAAGAAGCCCGGAAACGTGTATACGAGTTGAACGGCTGGAAGTATAAACCTAAAATGACAAAGCATGAATAAAGCAGAACATTACATTCAACAGACCACAACGGAACGAGTTCGTTCGCGTGGCCTGATTCGAACAGTCGCAACAGAGGCTATTCGAATACAGAGAGAAGAAACGATAGCAAATGCAGTCACAGTATTTAAACAGATGTGCCCGTCAAGAGTAAGCAAGGGTTGTGCGAATGTGACTCACAAGAAAGAAACTCAGTCAACCCGATGCGATGGGAATTGTAAGCGCATCAAGTATTTACTTGCTGGTATGAATAAGCTGGAATGAAGTATTTAATTAAACGGATTCAATGCGTATCGGGCGAAGTAACCGATACGCATTATGTGAACATTGAAACCAATAATATTGAAGCTACCAGAAAGGAACTGCACGCATGTTATCAATGCGATAGGATATTATTTAGCTATGAACAAATAAATAAAACACAATGAGCAGAAACCCATATTACATTAAAATGATCAACTCGCAGCGCTGGAAGAACCTACGTTGCGATAAACTGAGAGCTAATCCGGTTTGCGAAGTGTGCGAGGCGAACGGATTAAGTACGCTTGCAACCGAAGTACACCACAAAACCCCGGTTGAATCCGTTTCGCATGAACTCGGAATGAAACACCTTATGTTTGATCGAACGAACTTACAGAGCCTTTGCCATGCGTGCCACTCTGAGATACACCGACGTGCGTTTAGCCATTCGAAAGAAGCAATTCAGGCAAACAATAGACGGGCAACAGAGCGTTTTGCGGATAGATTTTTGACAGATTCGGAATAGAAAGCATAAAGTTCTGTTCCTGAATGGATTGCGCCGCTCCACCTCGATAAGAGGGGGGGGCGGCGTTTTTTTTGAGGGCGACAGACCGCTCAAACCCACTCCCACCAGTTTTTACACGCGCGGAGAATTTTCAAAACGAGGGGGTATCCGTTGGGGGTGACATTTTCCGTTACAATCTACGAGCTACCAAATACTTACTTAAAAAACATACGTGTAAAAAGCGCGTAAAAACATGGCAACTTTAGACGACATAACAGAAAAAATCCGTTCCGCAATGGAAGCACAAGGCACATACACCCCTGAACTTGATTTGTGTATAGAGCTTTGTGCCGGGTCTTATATGGCGTTCCGGATTGCTCTATCTGACATCTCAAAAAAGCGGATGAAATCTTTCACTAAAGAGATAACCCGCGAGAATAATGAAAAGCTGGTTGCACATCCGGCTTTTAAAACTCTGTTTGATGCGCTTGAAGCCACTCGCAAACAGTTACGCGAACTTGGTTTGACATTACAGACCCTTGCATCAGGTGAAGCCGACGAAGTAACCGAATTAATTGACGAAGTAAACAAGGCGGATGACTATGAATAAGGAGGAACTTATACAGCTAAAGACTGCTACCGTTGACGCATTGCGCTCCGTTGATATAAACTCTTATCAGTTAGATAAAGCGGATATCCGGTTAAACACTTATATAGCCGGATGTATAGGCAACCCGGAGGCGCATAACCTTTACGAGTTACTTGCGATCCGTCGTTTCTTTTATTTGCTGGATAAATACGACTTTAGACCCGGTAAAGTCCGCCGCTTTATTGTGTTTTACGAAAAGTTGAAGTTTTCCGGCACTAAGGGGCTGACACGATATAAGCTAACTCCGGTTCAGGTATTTCAATTCACGAACATACTCGGTTTTTATAGACCAGGGACAAATAAACGCCTGATTCGTGACGCTCTGCTATTTGTCCCTCGTAAATTCAGCAAAACGACAAGTATCGCAAGTTTGGCAGTATTCGACTTGTTGTTTGGCGATGCTAATGCACAAGCATACGTTGCCGCCAATTCCTACAATCAGGCTAAGATATGTTTTGATGAAATCCGCAACATCCTGAAAGCGTTAGACCGGAAGTTGCGACATTTTAAGATTAACAGAGAGATCATAAATAACAAAATAAAGGGCAAAACCTCTTTCGCCCGGTGTTTGGCGTCCAGTCCCGACAAACTGGACGGGCTTAATGCAAGCACGGTGATAGTAGACGAATATAAAAAAGCCGATAGCGCCGCTTTGAAGAACGTTTTAACTTCTTCAATGGGTGCACGGCTCAACCCTTTGACCATCGTAATAACAACCGCCTCAGACAAGCATACAACCCCGTTCACTGAAATGCTTTCAATATATAAAGCCATTCTACGCGGTGAGGCTGAGAACGATTCTATTTTCGCCCACATCTTTGAACCCGACATAGACGATGAAGAAGGTGATCCGGCAACGTGGTATAAAGTACAACCCCACATGGGGATCACGGTTTACGAGGACTTTTACAAGGACGCTTATCAAAAGGCGCTATATAGCGCACCTGACGCATTAGAGTTTCGCACAAAGCTCCTTAACATCTTTGCGGTCAATTCTGAAACGAAATGGATTGAAGCAAGGGAGATCGAGGAACGGTTTAAGGCTATCCCTGTGGATAAGATCACAAGTCACCCGCCTACGATGGTAGGAGTTGATTTATCGGTACGTGATGACTTTTCAACTGTAACGTATAATATCTATTCCCCGGATACTAAGTCATTTCATTCCGTTACGGATTATTATTTTCCGGAAGGCGCTTTGCCCGGACACCCTAACCGGGAATTATATGAAGGATGGGTCAAGGCCAGATACTTGAAGTTATGCCCGGGTGAAGTGATTGACTACGAAATGATCGTGAATGATATTTTATCCCGGGCAAAGTACTTGAAAATTCTCGGAATTGGATATGACCCATATAAGTCGGCTGAGTTTGTAAATCTATTATCCGCATCGGTTGGCTATGCAAATGACTACATAAGTCCGGTAAAACAGACATACGGAACGTTTACAAGTCCTATAGAATCGTTTGAACTCGCGCTGCATCGCAATAAAATAACATTTGACCCGAATCCAATAACGCCGTATTGCTTTGGTAATGCCGTTCTTGACGAAGATAGAAACATGAATAAAAAGCCGATCAAACGAACGCATAATAGTAAGATCGATTCAACGATAACGAATCTTATGACATTTTACCTGTTTAACACTTATACAAATTAAAATATGAAGATTTTCAATATTCTAACAAGACAAATACGTAGTATTTCCGAAGGTTTAGGCAATGGAAGTATTGCTCAAAATCAGGGTAACACAAATGCAAATGTACGTATAACCTCCGTTCCAGCTCAACCCGTTAATGTAAATTCGTCCGAAAAAGCAATGCAACTTGCGGCGGTATACAGATGCGTTTCCATTCTTTCCGGAACAATAGCCTCACTGCCTTTGCTGATAGAACGAAAACAAGACGGATATTTTTCTGTTGATGAACGCCACGAACTATACAAACTGCTTGTGCGCCGCCCGAATTTAAGGCAAAACTCTTATGACCTGATGCAGAATGCAGTTATACAGGTTGTGTTGGCTGGAAATGCCTACATTTTTATTCGCAGGACATGGGGAGAAATAAGCGAACTTATACTGTGTGCGCCTAATACCGTAACTTATGACAAGTTTCGCAATATATATAAGATTTGCGACCCTATCAACAGAGTAAACGGAACCTTTGAGGCTGATGATGTTATACATCTTAAAAACAAAAGTCTCGATGGAGGTTACACAGGAGTAAGTACAATCTATTACGGTTCCCGCGTACTCAGCATTGGGGGCAGCGCAGATAATCAAGCGCTCCATCTTTTTCAAAATGGAAGCAAGATAAAAGGTATTGTTTCAGGAGCCAAAGAAGGCACTCAGGGAATTGCCGGTATGACTGATACTCAGACATCAAGTGTTGCCGAACGGATCGAGAATGAATTAAATTCCGGCCGGGGTATCGTATCAGTAAGCGGCGACGCTTCTTTTCATCAGCTTTCGATAAATCCGATTGACTCTCAATTGCTGGAACAGATGAAGCACTCTATTTTAGAGATTTGCCGCATGTTCGGCGTACATCCTGATAAGGTCTTTGCCGGACAACCCACAAACTACAAAGCCTCAGAAATGGGACAAGTGTCATTCCTTACTGACACATTACTTCCTATTCTCAAACAGTTTGAGGCGGAACTCAATGTGAAGCTAATTCCTGACAGTGTATCGCATCTGTACCGTATCCGCTACGATATTGATGTTTTGTACCAAACTGATCTCGCAACGCAGATAACCTACATGAAAGGAGGCTACGAACTTGGTCTTTTTACCACAAACCATTTACGGGCAATGAAAGGATTGCCACCTGTTCCCGGTGGTGATACTGTTATGACCAGTTGCAATGTCGCCCCGATTGACAGTCCTAAAATCAGAGGTGAATCTTCCGGGGAAAATAAAAGCGAGCTACCAAATAATGAATAAAAAACATATGGTAAAAACGGTATGGAAATTAGAAGTTATACGGATATAGCATCACCCAAGATTTCGGAAGGCCGGATGATAGAAGGCTTTGCCGCCGTATTCGATCAGGAGAGCAGGCTTAATTTTGACCAGAAAACAAAGTGCTTCTTTATTGAAGTGATCGAGCGCGGCGCCATAACAGACGAGTTAATTCAATCATGTGATATAAGGGCACTGATTGAGCATAACGCACAACGGATGATAGCCCGTTCAAGATATGGAACCGGTTCTCTTTCTTTAATGGTGAATGATTACGGACTCGGATATAAGTTATCCGCTCCTAATACTCCGGATGGCGACTATGCAGTAGAAATGATTTCAAGAGGTGATTTGTACGGTTCATCATTTGCTTATTCTACAGATGACAAAAAGAACGTCACGTACAAGAAGTCGGACGGGTTACTCTATCGAATCGTTCACAAAATAGATCGAATTTCAGATATTTCGATTGTTGCCAACCCTGCCTATTATGGAACGGACGTCACTTTGCGAAGTTTAGAGGAAATAGACAGTTCACTAACAGATAATTACTACAAAGAACAAATTAATAACTTACGAAAATTTATCTAACAATGAAAAAGGAAATTAACAGAATTGCAGAAATTAAAGAAGAAATGCGCACAATGCTTGATGCGGCAGAAGTCGAAAAAAGATCACTCACCGAGGATGAATCCAAGACTTTTGCAGCTTTGAAAAATGAAAAAGATTTGCTGCAAATGAAGATCGAACGTAGAAGTCTCGATACTGAACCGGAAAGAGATCGGATTACTCCAACAAGAGTATTGTTTCCGCAAGCGGTTTACGATGTGGTATATCATAGATCACTTGATGACTATAACGGGGTTGTCACTGAGGACGGAATCAAAGTAGTTGAACGCGGTTTGACTGTGACCGATACAGCTACCGTTGCTGATATCGTGCCTGTTACAATCGGAGAAATCATTGACCCGCTGGAAAAAGGGCTTATCATTAATAAGCTGGGTATCAAAATGCAAAGCGGGCTTGTAGGAGAACTTATATTCCCCACTTTACAGGCTATTGAGGCCAGCATTGCGGGTGAAAACGCCGCAATTGGAGATACAAAACTTTCACTCGGAAAAATAAAATCCACTCCTAAGCGTGTGTCTATCTCTGTTCCGGTGTCAAAACGGGCTATCAGTCAGACTAATTACTCGCTTCAAGATGTTGTCTTGAAACAAATTTCACTGGGAAGCGCACGACTTCTGAACAAATGGATGTTTTCAGGTACACAGTTAGAAGGCGCCAGTTCCGGCCCATTCGTTAAAGACGCTTCTGTAACGTATACAGACTCCCCGTCTTTTGCTAATGTTGTCGCATTGGAAACGGCGGTTATGGCTGAGGGTGTCGATGTAACCGACGGAACTGCCGCATATGTTTGTACTCCGGCTGTTTATGGACAACTAAAATCAACTCCGATTGAAAAAGGATCACCTAAAATGATTCTTGAAGATGGTAAGATTAATGGTTATCCGGTACTTGTCACCTCCTATATGGCAACCGATACTATCGGTTTTGGTGTGTTCTCTTATGTTGCCATCGGGCAGTTTGGCGATATTGACTTAGTGATTGACCCCTATACACAAGCCAAAAGCAATATTGTAAACTTCGTGTTAAACTCAGATTATGATATTGTGACTGCGCGAAGCGAAGCTTTTGCCGTAGCAAAGAAAGCAGCTTCATCTGCCGGAGCATAACGACCAAACTAAGTATTAATCAAAGGCTGGGGCTTCGGCCTCGGCCTTCTTCATTTCTAAAAGATGAAAGAATACGTAACACTTGAAGAGTTAAAGCAACATCTTAATGTTGATTTCGACAATGACGACGCTTATATACAGGGGTTGATCATTCCGGTACAACTCAGTATCGAGGCTTATCTCAATGCCCCGATTGAATCGTTCGTTAAAGACGACCGGATAGACCCGCGAATCTGGCATGCCATTCGTATTATAGCTGCAAACTATTATGCGAACCGTGAAGATATAACTTTCGCCACGCCTAATATCATTCCTGGTCATATTGCCTTCTTACTTCAACCCTTAAAACGATATACATAATGCAGGCGGGACTATTGACAGACATTATAAGTTTTCTACATCCCCAGACGATTCGCGATGCTTTGGGCGGTACGTCTGAGAGATGGATGGAAGCTTTCAAGAAGCGTGCGTGTGTCCGGTATAAATCCGGTACGCGCAAAGAGATAAACGGCGAGGTGCTCAACACTCACACCGTCACGATCATGGTACGTTACAGCAGAGATATAAGCGAAAAAATGCGCATTGTCTACGAGGGACGTAAATACAAAATAGCCTTCATCCATCCGGATAGAAAGGCACAGTCTATAACCATCGAAGCAGAATTAATCAATGAGTAATATTGTACAAGCATCCTACCGGGTTGAGGTTGACGCCTCTAAGGTTAATGCGTTATTGGCCGCACTGAATGACAAGGAGGCAAAGAAGGCTATTAAATCCGGACTCCGTAAATCAGCAAGTATCATTCGAAAGCAAGCGCAAAAAAATTGGGTTGCATCTGTTCCGGGTGGGGCTGGATTGAAAAAAGAAATAAATATTGCAGTTTACCGCAATGCGTCCGGCGCACGGGTTGACTTACTCGACAAACGGCGGAAAGGTTCAAAACAGTTTGTTTTGAAATTCTTCGAAAGCGGTACGGAACAACGAGCTACCAATAGAGGAGCAAACAGAGGTATTATAGAGGCCACTCACTTTTTTAAAAGCGCAGTAGACTCTAAAAAAAGTGAGGCTGAGAACTCACTGGAAAGAAACATTTTGGATTCAATACAAAAAGTAATAGATAAAAAGAAATGAGCTTATCAATCAGCAAACATACATTCTCAAAACTCAGTGAGTCGGAAAGTTTAACGCAACTTGTCGGAGATAGGATTTATCCTATTTCTACTAAAAACGCTACTTCTTTCCCGTTCGTTTTGTATAAGCGTAGTGCACTTACTCCGGCTTATACAAAGGATAGATACGCCAGTGGGGATAGTGTCACTATTGAGGTTATTGCCGCCAGCGATAACTATTCAAATTCAGTCGAGGTTATTGAGGCGGCACGCAAAGCGCTTGAAGGGAAGCGGGGTAAATACGACGATTTCAAAGTAACGGGTGCTAAACTTATCGCCGCCGATGAAGATTTCATTGAAGAAACTTTCATCCAGCGACTTACATTTGAAATTGAGACGGATTCAGTAGAGTAACTAACATTTAAATATTGAAAACAATGAAAGCAAATGCAGTATTAGGAAAAGATTTCATGCTATTTGTCGGCGGAAAGGCGCTGGCGTTGGCTACATCCTGTAAATTGTCAATCTCGGCCGAAACGATTGACACACAAAGTAAAGATTCCGGCATTTGGACGGAAAAAGACATAAAAAAATTGTCTTGGAACGGTTCAAGTGAAAACCTATTCAGTGCAGACGATAAAGTAAACGGATATGATGTTCTTTTGGACTTAATGTTAAAACGCAAGCCTATCGAAGCAAAATTCGGTATTCCGGCAAACGCAGATTCAGATGAAGTTCCCTCTTCCGGTTGGACTCTTCCGGCCGCATCTTATTCCGGTAATGTCTTAATTACAAATCTAGAATTAAATGCACCTGATGGTGATAAAGCAACTTTCTCCGCCACATTCGAAGGCACAGGAAAACTTAGCCCCAGAGTGTCCGGAGATGGAGGTATAGTGGATGATCCGACCGCGTAAACGATGGAAAGGGCGGGAATCCCGCCTTTTCTTTTTCTAACTCAAAAAACTTATCATAATGAAAACGATCACTATCAAAAAACAGAAGTACATTTTAAAGTATACATTGCGCGCCTTCTTTATCTTCGAAAATCTCACAGGTAGGCAGTTTGCGTTCGGCCGGATGTTGGACGAATATCTACTGTTTTACTCTATTCTTCTGGCAAATAACAAAGATACATTCTTAATGCCTTTTGATGAATTTATAGAGGCGTGTGAGTCTGATCCGGCTCTGTTTCTCTCTTTCAAAGAGTTCTTCGTAAAAGAGATTGAATTACTTGAACAGGCAGCAGATAGCACAAAAAAAAAGACGACTCCGAAGAAGCGTGCAGTATCCGGGAACTCTACGCCCGCGTTGTAGGTGAGGGCGGTATTGCACCTGATTATTTCCTCGACCGGATGACGCTCACAGAAGTTCGCTACTTCTTAGAGGGGTTAGGCAGGCGTAACCGGGAAAGCTGGGAGCAGACCCGGATCATTGCGTATGTCATCGCTCAGGCGAATAGTACAAAACAACTAAAGCAATCGGATGTACTTCGTTTCCCATGGGATGAAGCGGACGACGAAAAGAAGTGCACGTCCGTTACGGATGAAGAAGTGAAACGGTTGCGGGCAAAAGCAAAACTAATCGAAAAAGAAATGAATCATGTCTGATATAATAACACGACTATTACTTAAAACGAATGACTTTGACGCAAATTTGAATCGGGCCAAAGGTTCGGTTAATAGCTTTCAAGGCGGTATTTCCAGTATGGCGAAAACCGCCGGGGCAGGCGTGTTGAAGTTTGCCGGAACGTTGGGTATTGCGGTGGGGGCTTATGAGGGATTCAATAAACTAATGAATAGCAGCCAAACACTAAGCGATGAATACAATAGGACTATTGAAGGTCTAAAGGGTACTGTAGACAATTTTTTCTATTCAATTGGTTCGGGGGACTGGACACCGTTTTTTAATGGATTGGATGAAACTATACGGAAGGCTCGTGAGGCTTACAATGCGATGGATCAGCTTGGAAATACAAAGATGTCGTACGGCTATTTTAATATGAAAAATCAGGCGGAGTTTCAAAAGCAAATAACAATACTAAAAGACAAAGATTCAACAGAAGCCCAAAAAGATGAAGCCCAAAAGCGACTGGATGATGTTTTAAAGGATCAACGGGAAATTGTAGACCAACTCGGCAGACGATCTACAGAAGCGGTGCAGGCGCTTGTTGCTGCATCCACCGGAATAAGTGCGGCCGACGTATCAATGGTGAGTGTAGATAGGGTTTCCCGTTTCGATGTCAGCGCCATGGGGGACACCGAAAAGAAACAAGCAGAAAAAGAGTACCAATATTTTAAAAATGTGGAAGCCGCACTACGTAAGAAATATACAAAAGTGGAGACTGTAGAGACTGGGGCAGGTATGAATAGAAGCTGGTCAACGGTAAAGACGCTTGATTATGAATCTTATAATAAGGCCATGGCTCCCATGATAGCAAAATATCAAGATGCTATAGTATATAATGGTATGCTTGTTAAAGAGAGCGATGAATGGTTAAAGAAATTATATGGTATAAGATCAGAAGCATTTGCAGCCGAACAAGCCTACGAATCAATGACAAAAACCGCAAATAGAGCATCGCAGGCAGGCGGGAAAGATCCAGAAGACAAAGATGAAAAACCCTTAAAGGATACACTTGCATGGTATGATGCGGAAATATCTCGCCTTAATAAAAAACTGTCTAAAGAAACAACGATGCAGGCTCGTGCAACTGTTCAAGCTGCAATTAACGAACTCGAGAAGAAAAAGGTTAATATTAAAATAGTAGTTGAGCAGGAAGTTTTCAAAGGAAAATACGGAGACATGAAAGGCGGGTTGCCTTCCATTAATCGTCCGGGTGATCAATTTGGGCTAAAGCATAATGATAAAGGTTTTAAATTGCCTAAGTTCGAATCTCCTATAAAAAAAGAGGATATTGATTTGAACCAGCAATACGCAGACTCTTTAGGATCAATAGGATTTGTAATGGGTAATTTATCCGGCATTACCAATAATAGTACTACATCGTGGATAAATTGGGGTGCTGGGGTATTTCAAAGTATAGCACAAGCAATACCAAGCATTGTTAGCCTCACTACAGCCTTAACAGCAAAAGCCGCCGCCGAAGCGGCTGGTTCCGCTGCATCTATTCCAGTAGTTGGATGGGTTGCCGCTGGGGCTGCTGCCCTCTCTGTTGTTGCTACAATGGCAAGTATCCCCAAATTTGCAAACGGCGGTATAGTACCTGGCATTTCGTTTGCGGGTGATAAAGTTCCGGCGATGCTAAACAGTGGCGAAATGATCTTGAACGGCTCACAACAAGCGAATCTGTTTAAAATGCTCAACTCAAAGTTATATGGTGGACTTGATGTTAGCCGCCCCAATATTTCCCCCATACCCGGACACTTGGCCGGATTGATTTCACCGTCCCCTAATACCCAAAAAGTTGAAGTATCAGGAAACTTCAAAGTAAGAGGACAGGATTTAGAGTTAGTTCTCGACAATCGAAGTCGAATCAAAAATAAAATCAGATAATATGTCAAATTACGGAACAATATACACTTTGCCTTTCAAATCAAGGCGAAATAAAAGTTATATCGTAGAAATTCAGAAAGAAGGCTATACGGGGCGAGTTGCTGAGTTAACAGGGAGCGGTGACGCTCCTTTCTCTATTGAGATTGCGGATGATAACTTTCTTTATGTTCCTATTCGATTTTCTACGGCTACTATCAGGGTGGTAGGAAATGACTACTTGCAAAGCCTATACTCGACCGGATATCAGCAGTACCGCGTTAACCTCAAACAGGGTGATACGATTGTTTGGACTGGCTTTATTACTCCGGAATTGTATACGCAAGATTATACCGCAACACTGTTCGATCTGGAAATACAGTGTGTATCTGCCATGAATACACTTGAATACGCAGATTATAAACAAAAGAGCGCAGGAAGCAAAGAGTTCGTTAGCTTGTGGGAGTTATTGACCCGTTGCGTCTTAGAGTCTCGCGGCTCCTATTCGGCCGTATACATACCACATGTTTACGCTAAAAGTCCGGCGGATTATGATGCAAACGCAAATGTTTTGCAAAGTATGACAATTAGTGAACAGAATTTCTTCGACGAAGACGATAAACCAATGAACTTGAAAGAGGTGATTGAAGAACTATGCAAGTTCTTTAACTGGACTTGTGTTGACTATAAAGGCGCATTGTATTTTGTGGATGTAGATCATCGCGGAAATTACTATAAATACACACCTGACTTTTCATCCTATACGTTTGAAGCCGGGAATGCTCTCAGCGTGCAGGACATTCATTTTAGCGGTTCGGAACACACCTTAGATATTTTAGGCGGTTATAACAAAGTAACAGTAAAAGACAGTAATTATCCGGTTGGGAATTTACTTCCGGAAGAGAATTACGAAGATGCAAAAACTCTTTCGTCACGCTTAAATACAAATAAAGATAGAAAATGTTACCGTCAGTTTCTTTATCCGAAAAACTGGAACATGTATTTGTATGATGGTAATACGGTTATCGGCAATGACGATTTAGAGTTACGTGCTTATGATGCGCATAAACTTATAGGAGGAATACAGGAAAGGTACTGCAATTATAAAATAGTGGATGGTAAGCCGGATATTTCAGACTATTCGTTTACAAATGTTATACAAGCCAGGTGTTTGGGTGCTGTCGGTGACTTATCAATGATAGGTGGGCTGGAACTCTTAACAAAGATAATGGATTTTAAAGGTGCGTCCTCAGTGTACGAATCAGGGGCCTTTGCTGTATCTGGAAGCTATAAGACGATAGCGGATATGGATTTGATTCCTTGGGACAATAGCCGGGGCACGTACATGCCGTTAGCTGCTTGCCAATTACGGATCGGTAATAAATATTATGGTAGTACTAACGGATTGGCCCCATTCGCATGGTCTGCAAATCCCAATTATTTTTTTAGACTTCCCGCCTCCGAAGAGAATAACAAAGCCCGATTAGATTATGTATCCATTGAGAACCAAAAAACAATATATATGCCATATAAAGGTATTTCAGGCGTAATAATCCCTATTGATACCCTATTATATGGCGAGCTTGAATTTACTCTTTACGCATCTAAAATACATAATGCCATTTTTATAAATGGATTCTTGTTAAAAGACTTTTCCTTTAAATATGGAAAGAGCACCGAGGCCGAAAAGACTACCGACAATACAGACCGCTATTATGAAAATGTCGTTAACGAAGGCTATATTAACGAATTGGACGAAATCGAATTTAAAATATCCAGTTACAACAACGACGGTGCATGCTACAGTAAAGTAATGTTAGGCGATAATTACCTAACCGACAATCTCTATTCTTCTATTGAGCAGAAATTAGTCCGGCCGGAAGAGCATTTGATCCGGCGCATTATTAATCAGTACGGAGCTACCAAATTTAAGCTTACGCAAATACTGGTAGATGACGAAGCAATTACGCCTATCACAACTATAACCGATAAGTTTCAGCCAAACAAACGGTTTACGATCACGGGCGGTACAATTGACTTCGCGATGAATCAGTTTAATTGTAAGATGATTGAAAATGGTAGATATTAAAACTACATCCATACCCGCAAAGCCCCGGTCAAAGAACTATCCGACCGGGACTGTTATCACCCGGACGACTGGCGGCGTTACTGTTAACGGCGGAGGCGGTGGAGGTGCTTCAATTGACATTGTAAAGGCTACCGATACAAAGTCGTTTACCGATAGCAACGTACTGTCATCGCTCCGGACGCTGTTAGAGATCCGTTCGCGTATCATTGCCGAATCGGATACAACCACGGAATTAACCGATGATAATACGCTTTCTTCAAAGCGCACTTTAAAAGAGATAGATGCAGCGATTAAAGAGGCTTTGAAGAAGTTGGATGATGTTTACCTGAGTAAAGTAAAAGCGGATACAGCAGCCGAAACGATCACTTTCCTGAAAGGTCTGTTGATTGGCAATGATCTTGCGTTTATCAATGAAAGTGGCGACGCGGAATTACAATCTTTAGTCGCCCGGATGAAAGTTAAAGCCGCTACATTGGAAGTAACCGGATCGGCCAGTGTTGGCACACTTGATTCGGAAGGGAATATTTCAACAGGCGCGGATATTTGGGCTAAAGGTGACACGCATACTTTAAATTTACTCGTTCAGGCACTTGCAAAAACATACGATCTGAATGTTGAGCACGTCGCAACCCTGTTTCAAACCATAGTCAAGGACTATATCAGTTCAGAAAGATTCATCCCCGGACTGATGGGTGAAGGGATGAAGCTATACAAGGCTATCAATGGGGATTGGAACCTTGAAATAGATAATGCCGTAGTCCGTAAGGCCATGACCATTTTTGAACTTATCATTTCGAAAGTTCGTGCGGTTAACGGCGGTCTGGTGATTTCATCCGCCAACGGGCGTGTTAAGTCCGTTTCGGAAACATCCGGTGATCCGGCTTACTATGTTTTAGGTATAGAGGGCGACATGATGTTTGTCACTGATGACTTGGTACGTTGTCAGGTCTACACATCCGGACACGTTAAATACTACTGGGTTCCGGTTGCCTCGGTGAATGATGATTCGATTCTCATACTTAAATCCGTTTTTCCCAATGGTACAACTCCGGCCATTGGTGATGATCTGGTTCAGATGGGTAACCTCACGAATCCGAACAGACAGGGTATTTTGTATCTCACAGCCTCGGAAGATGGTAAACCGCGCATTTCTGTACTGGACGGGGTAAACTCTACGTCTTTGGCCGGAAAGAACAAAGTGATTTTGGGCTGTCTCGATGGCATGACGGATACAGACTTTCCGGCTGACTTCCAACCCTCCGGATACGGCCTATATGCGATGAACTGTTTCCTGAAAGGGATTTTCATTCTGAGAAATGGAAAGAGCATCGAACAGGAGTTTAGTAATATTGCTACCGAGTTAGCGGCTATACCGGGAAAGATCGAGCTTGCCATACGCAGTATGAAAGTAGCGGACGTTAATCTGCTTTACGACTCTAACCACAAACTAAATGCTAACCCCTATCAAATGGGAGCGTATAAGTATGACGTTCATTTAGAAGTAGGCAAAACCTATACCCTTACAGTGTGCTATAAGTGTGCGGACTCTGATGTTATCAGGGCGTATAACAATCCTTCGTACGGCTGGATAGGCACTTTGCTGAAAAGCGCAGAAGAAACGATACTTTCGCAGCCTATAACGCCTATTAATCCGGATGGGGCATATTTCTACTTCTATAAGTTTCCCCAACAGGAATCAACGGAGACATACATTAAATGGGCTGTAATCACCGAGGGTAGTGTGGGTGTAGCTAATTGGATTCCGTCTGCAACTGAAAGAAAATTAAATATCGGAGGCGAAAACCTAATGTTACAATCCCAACAGGCGTTGGATGGATCAGGCGCACAATATGCGTTTCAGTTATCGAAAGCGTGGACGGATTTAAAAGGCAAAACCTTAACAATTTCGTTCGACTATGCGTATAGCAATTTAAAGATGGGATCATCACAAAGGTTCGGGCTTGAAAAAGCTATTTATAAATCGGGCACATCCCAATATTACTATATCGGCGCATTTAAGTATGTAGATTCTACCAGCCCCACGGCTGACAAAGGTAGGTACGTTCACACTATCAAAGTCCCCGAAGATATAGAGGACTCTTTGGATACTGATATTATTGCATATATACAGTTAGGCGCTGGATCAGTTTGCCGGATCAATAACTTTCAAATAGAAATAGGAGACACGGCGACCGGATGGAAGCCTGCCCCTAAAGATTCTTTCACTGAGTCAAAAAAGTACACCGACACACAAATACTTGCCGTTGACGGGAAAATTGAATTGTCTGTTAAGACTAAAGTTGAAAGTTTGGGTATTGGGGCAAACAACCTGTATAGTTACACAAGTTCAACGCTTGATACTTTATATCCATCTCCTACTATTGAAAGGCAAATGTCTCTGCATGGCTTCTATTTGGTTGGTTCACAAGGTAATGGAGGAGCTATGCGGATACCTAATATTATCCCGCCTATCCCCGGTAAGTATACCGTTTCCGGATGGATTAAAGGTAGTCAAAATACCCCAGTTGGTTTTACTATTGATGTGTGTGATTCTGAAAACGTAATTGTTAAATCAACAGCAGATAACCAATGGAGTTATTTCAAGCATACATTTAACGTAACGAAAAACACAGAGGAACAAAAGGATGTATATAATTTTGTTGATATAGAAAGAATTGATTGGGCTTATATATGGGTAAAAGACTTTAAAGTAGAAGCGGGTGAAATTGCAACCGCATGGAGTCCCAATTTTCAGGATGCAGTTTACAAAGGCGCTGAATATACCAATAGTCAAATTAGTGTAGTCGAAGGTAAGATAACATCCACCGTTGAAAAGATAAATACCGTTGATGGACGTGTTACCGGACTTGCTTCACGCGTCGAACAGACCGAAAAAAGTATCACGTCTGTTGTTGGTGATATTGGTGTTATTAATAGTACCACCAATAGGCATATATCAAAGCGAATAGATTTAAGAGGATGGGACAATAATAAGTTTTTCCCGTTGGTTATAAGTATTCCGGTTTACCACAAAACAAGGGTTGAAATAAGTAGGCCTCTTGATGCGGGATACGGAAAACCTTCATATGGTACTCACGATGGCGGTTTTTCTATGAACTTAACGTTTGAGATGTCCGGTTCGGGTTGGGGTTCGTTGCCAGCAGTAACCAATATCTTTGACTATACTAAAGCATGGATTTCTGCGGGTGCAAAGATAGTTGTTGATTTGGGACAAATAACTGAAACGTCTACGTGTAGAATGGGTATTAGGGGCGGTTCTATGTATGACGTAACCGTAGATGATACTATTGACCCAAACGTAATCAACGTTTATCAAACCGATTATCACGGTTCGTATAATACATCGTTCCCCGTTCGCACCGATGGAACTGAACCCGTCCGCACATACGGATACTATACCGAAATAAAGCAGACGCAGGAAAGCATAGCTTTAACTGCAAACAAAGTGGACGATCAAGGTAGGCGATTAAGTGCGGCTGAGTTAACTTTGAGTTCAGACCACGCAAAATTAAGCGTAGTAGAACAAACGGCAAATTCCGCCAATTCCTTAGCAGGAACAGCGAACAGCAAAGCCAACACAGCAGACGGTCGTGTCACCGCCACCCAAAACGGCTTAGTCGAAACCGGAATCAACATCACCTCCCGCAAGATCGTTTTGAAGTCAGACAACGTTCTCTTTCAAAACAATGCAGGTCAACAGACAGCCGCCATCAACGCAAACGGCAAACTGTCTGCCAATGTGATTGAAGCTGCGGAAGTGGTGGCACAGGCATTTTCAGCACAGAGGATCACAACCGGAAACCTTACGGTAACTGATGGTGCAAAGATCGGTGCCTGGAATATATCGGGAGGCTCTCTTGTTTCGGCAAGCAATTCGCAGGCTAAGATCCTGTTAAACATGTCCGGTAATAAATTCCTTCGTATTAACGAAGAGGGGGACAGCCCTACAACTTCACGCACTGCATTGATGTCCATACGAAACGACAATTACAGTGGTCTAAGTATTGAATCATACGGAAGTTCCGGTTTTGCTCTAAGATGTTTAGCTAACGCAGGCACTGCAAATTCGATAGAATCGTATGGAAGTCATATTTTCGCCCAAAGGGGCGGTGAAAAGTGGAACGCTCCCGGAATGCTGTGTACCGGATATGTATATCAAGCGGGTACAGTCACTAATGAATGGGGCAACGGGTGCACCTTAACCAGTGCACAGAAAATATCTACTGGAAAATACAGGATATACCACAGTTTGAAGCATCTGCAGTACGCTGTTTTAGTACAAGGCTTAGGGGGGTATGGCTGGGTATTCGGTCAGGTAGAGACACAAAACAACTCTTATTTTGAGGTTTTAATGCTTGACGCAAACAACGGGCCCCGTGATTGTCCATTCCGTGTGTTCGTTGTAGGTCGCAATGTTTGGTAAATGCCCATTGTGAGCGCAGATTACAATAATAAATTCAAAAGAAATAGAATATGAAAATTAATTTTAGAAGAATTAAAGTAAAAACAGCTATTGACGGAGAAATTAAAGAGTTCGACGTAGCTAAAACAGTAGGAAACGCTATTTACTGTAATACACCCGATTTGGGTGAATTGGAGTTTGCCCAACGGATATATAAAGAAGGTGAAGTTGAAGTTGACGAACAAGGTGCAAATATCATTCGAAATTACGTTGATCCGGCTCCGATACTCGCAGTGGTGAAAACCGCTATTTATAATGAATTAGACAAAGTAATTATTAACTCTCAAAATCAATAAATTATGTTTCAAGAAGAATCAAGAACAGTTCAAGTAAACGGTAAAGCCGTTTCAGGAGATTATCAGTACAATGTAAACTACAGTGTCAATAACGATAATCTCAGTCGTCTTCATTGTGAAATCATTAAAACGGTCACGGAAGAGATTGACACCCCTACAGGTAAGCAACCCGTAACCTCCGGGCGGTATATCGGGTATTTGCTGTTAGAATCGGGCAGCAAACAAATGTCTCTTCCGGAGTCGGAGAATGTTGCAGCGCACTTTGAAGTATTCGATCAGATCACGGCAGAAGTTAAGCAAACGATCACTCCGGCGGTGTCCTCAAAGAAAACCACTAAATAAAACAAAAGTAAAACACGATGATTGACTACATGAAAAATCTATTTGTAGGTTTGCTAACCGGGTTAGCAGCCTACTTAAACCCGATCAGCGGAGATATTAAAAGTCTTGTTGCTCTTTTCTTCTTTAACTTCCTGTTTGGTCTGGCCGCTGGCCTACTGGCCAATAATGAAAGTTTTAGTTTAAAAAAAGCATTCCGGTGCATCATTGAAGCGATGGTATTTTTTCTGCTCGTAGCCGCTATTTACTTTATCGGCGATCACAAAGGAAATCCGGACGGGGCTTTACAATGTGTATCGTTTATAACTTACTCAATATTCTACTTTTATGGCGTGAATATTCTACGCAATTTGAAACTAATGGCTACGTCCGGAACTGCGTTCTATAAAGTTGTATCGTTTCTGTATTACGTCGTTAGCGTCGAGTTCATCAAGCACATACCGTTTTTAACTAATTATCAGAAGGAGGCAACAAAATGAAGTATTTTACAATCAAAGAACTTAGCCACAGCGATACGGCCGTAGCGCGTGGGATCGACAATTACCCAACGGCCGAAGCTATTCACAATTTAACGAAGCTGGTAGAAAACGTTCTCGATCCGCTTCGGGAAAAATACGGTAAGCCCATCCGGATAAGTTCCGGCTATCGAAGTGCTATTCTCAACCGGAGCGTTAACGGGGCAACATCCAGCCAACACCGGTTAGGCGAGGCGGCTGATATTACGGTAGGCAGCAAGGAAGAAAACCGGAAGCTGTTTGAGATCATCCGGCTGGAATTGCCTTTTGATCAGCTGATAGATGAAAAGGACTTTTCGTGGGTTCACGTGTCATTCCGTGAAGGTAGAAACAGAAAACAAGTGTTGAAGCTATGAAATATCTACCTTATATCGTTATCACAGTTCTTATCCTGTTTATCGTGTTCCGCCCGGCAAGGGTGGAACGCGTACCGGGGGAAGTAGTCAGAGATACGATCATTACGGTTCGTATTGATACGGTTCGGGATACAGTGCCCGTTCCGGTTTATGAAAGCGTTGTAGATTCGTTCCCGTTCGTTGTTCCCGTCCCTGTACCGGGTGATACGGTTCGGGATACATTGCATTTGCCTATTACGCAGAAAATCTACAAAGACAGCCTTTATACGGCTTATGTGTCAGGCTATCGGGCCAAGCTGGATAGTATCGAGGTGTACAGTAAAACGAGGACTGTGTTTGTCAGAGAGCGGGTGAAGCGGAAACGGTTCGGGCTGGGTGTGCAAGCTGGATACGGTTTTTCAGGAAATAAGCTGACTCCCTATGTCGGGGTTGGGGTGAGTTATAGTTTTTGGGAATGGTGACTACCATATCAAAAAAAATATTATTTTCGCACTGCAGAAGCACCTTATCATTAAGTTGCTGATCTTGATTCTATAAAAGTCGGGGATTTTTATACCTAAAAAGAATTTTGAGCAAAATCCACGCATTTTTGTTTGCTTTACGGTAAAAAAGAGTAAATATAGGATGAAAATGGCTAAAAAATTAGGTTTTAACATTCTGATTATCGTAATTTGCAGTATAAAAATTAAATATACATTTATCTACTAATTGAAATGTGTGTTTTTTGTTATGCATAGATTTTTTCTACGATAAAATAACATGTCTAATATGAAATATAAGTCAGAGGAGAACTTTAAGGCGGCAAATTTGTTAATCACTAACAATATGTATGCTGCATCAATTCATTGTTCATACTATTCATGTTTTCAGTTGTCTAAATATCTACTGAAAGCTCTGTACGATATTGATTATGCAACACAGGAATCAGAATCCAGTGGAAAAGATTCACATTACTATGTAATTAATGAAATTTCAAATAAGATAGATCCTATTAGTCATATTGCCTATATTGATTATAACAGTTTCATTGCTAAGTTGAAAAAATTACGAAAAAAAGCAGACTATTCAGTTGAAGCTATTTTAGAAGAGGAAGCAGTGAAAGCGTATCAATGGGCAGACAAAGTAATGACCATATTAAATACTAAACATTAAACTTACAGTATGACTCCGAAAGATTATATAATAGCCAAGATTAATGAATTGCAAGATCTCAGCATTGCACTATGCGTTAAGTATGCGTATGAAAAAGCGACAAACTATCACGTAATAGAGGTTGCTCCTGAGTCTATACGCCGTGGGAATAAACAATATATGGAGTGGGAATATTCTATTTGGAAAGAATTTGCAGATTTATTTCCTGATGAAGACTTGCTTATATCAGAGGAAGATAAAACAAATGATATGACAAACCTCATATACTCATATAATGGTTTTGATTTTGTCAGTGAAGTACGAAAATCAGGTATTTATTTTAAAATGGATTTTGGATTATTGTGTAGTGATGTGGATTACTCATTTGCAGCGTAGATTATATTATGGAACAAGAAAAGTCAAAGTTTAGATTCGAAGGATATAAAATTATCCATTCCCAACTGAATTTATCTGATTCACTCGTAAGCAGTGAAGAGTATAGTATTGGAATTAAAGCTAAAGGAAAGATTCAAGGTGATCGTTTCTATTTAACACTTGATACCACAGTATCTAGCAAAGACGAAAACATTTCTGCTAATGTTATAATGGTTGGTGAGTTTGTTTTTAATAATGAGATTGCCAAAGAAATGTTAGGAGGTTTATTCTGTATAAATGCCCCCGCTATAATGTTTCCTTATATACGTGCTTACATATCCACTCTTACGGCATTATCTGGAATAGATACCGTCATTGTTCCTACTTTGATGATGGCTCCTCTGAAAGAGGAGATACTACAAAGTATTAGTTGCGAATAATATATGTGCTTCCCTTAAAATTTAATCACGATACTATATTCTTTAGTAACGTGATTTTTTTATATGATATATTTCTCAGATTCAGTTACTATCTTTTCTCTTTATCCTCTATTTCTTCCGTTCATTTTAATTCCCCAAAGAAATGACATTGAGCGAGTTATGGTATATCTACGATACCTCTCTGTACGTCCACGTAAATATCTGTGATATCAAGCAGCACTACTACAATCCTTTTCATAACTTGGCAACTGATCGACTGTATCAGATTAGAGCAATGACAGAAGAAATAAACAAGGCGACTAAAATAAGTCGCCTTTCCTCTACCGGCTTGAATCATTAAACAGTCCTGTTATGCTATTCATAATCTGATTCAATCGCATCCAGCCTCCAACGCTATTAATATAATCAATTACTTTCCTATTTGCATCATCAACCTTCTGCCTATTGAAATTAATATAGATAGATGTCACCGAAGAGCCTATTTCATGCCCTAACGCTTCGGAAATGGTTTCTTTGGGTATATCCAAACCTGCTGCTATGGTCGCCCATGTATGCCGGGCCCAATACGTCGTAATTTCCGGGAATAACGGCTCCCTTTCTTTTTTTCCTCCCCTACCCTTTCGTTCGAAATTTCCAATCTTCCGAAGGTTTCTATTCATCGCCATCATATAACTTCTATAATTCCCGCCCGACGTTTCCATAGCGCTTAATAAATATTCTTTCCCTCTATATCGACTAATTACCTCCATCGCTTCCGGCTCAACCTTCACAGAGTATAATTTACCCGTTTTTTCACGCTTATATTCAATTCTATCACCTACAAGCGCCTTTACATTAAACAAATCTATACCATTAATGCCAATAAGATAAATCATCAACATGAACATGTCTCTATATTCCTTCTGATACTCTTCGCATTCAAACTCACGTAATAATGCAAGTTGCTCAACCGACATAGACCGTTTGCGAGTCTCTTCCTTTTCTATTGTGAATTTCCTGAAAGGATAAAGCTCAGTTTCTTCATTATCTATCGCATAATTAAATACCGAACGAATATTTCTCAAATGAATAGATCGTGTATTAACCTTCGTTCCTGCATCCGACATCCATCTATCAAAATTTTCAAGCCATTTGCGAGTTATCGTATCAAACGTGCAATTTTCATCAAATGAAGTGATTTTATTTTTAGTTCCTACATAGCAATCAATTGTATTCTTTTTGGTTTTCGTAGCAATGAAATCATCTATGTAGTCTACAAACTTCTTTTCGGTTGCAGAGTTATTTTTAAGTGCCCTTTCGATTTGCTCTTTCAATGCCTTATCGCTTGTCCGCTTTAACTTCCCGCTTTCATCCAGAAGGATTATTAAAGTATCGACTTTGTTTTTTAGGTTCCTAATCGCTACGTTTCTAACTTTGTAGTTTTTTGCCTCTTTTGAGTACTCTGTTCCCGTCCATGTTTCAGGCGTAGCAGAAAACTCGGTACTAACAAGAAACTTGTTATTATGTCTCACGTTAATCTTTATAGGAAATGTTCCGTCTTTCTTAGAACGACGAGTGTCAAGATAAAAATTAGCTGTTGCCATACTATATATATTAGAAGTTTGGTGCAAATTAGGGTGCAAAATTTGCACCGGATTTGCACCACAAATATAATAAATACCCGTCAGAAGCCACCAGAAACGGCGCAAGAAAAAGAGATAATGCAATAAAAAAGCCTTCTACGTTATCGTAAAAGGCTTATTATCAGATAGTAGTGGGTACGAGAATCGAACTCGTATTACATGCGTGAGAGGCATGTGTCCTAACCGTTAGACGAACCCACCCGATTGAAAATTAGATTCAAAAAAGAGCTAAGCAATAAACTCAGCTCTTCTTTGTCATCTTAAAGTTGAGATTTGGTGCGGAAGCTGGGGGATTCGAACCCCCGGTACGGTTACCCGTACGTCAGTTTAGCAAACTGGTGGTTTCAGCCACTCACCCAAACTTCCTTTTTAACCGCATTTCCTCTCAAATGCGATGCAAAGATAGAGGGAACTTTTGAACTACGCAAATCTTTCTGCAACAT